GGACAGAGCGTCGGTACCGCGAATCTGATCAAGCGTAGGCGCTTGCTCTTTTCCGACAGCGTCCATGCCGACCCGGTTCATCTGAGCTAGGACGATCAGGTCGATCTCCAGCTGTTTGGCGCAGGTCATGAGCTTGTAGGCACGCTCCTCAAGCATTGCAGCTTCAGAGGTAGGTGCGCCCTTGTGGCGAGCTAGAACATGGAAGTGGTCAACCACCGCTGCACGCAGATCAGGGTTCTTTGCCTTCATTGAGCGCAGGCTGTTGATCACCGAGTCAATGTCAGCGCCCCAGGGGTCTTCGACTAGCAGCTTGCCGCCAGATTCCTGGATGGCATTGGCTGCCATCATAATGCTCTGGGAGACCTGCTCACGACTGGCGTCGGGCGACTCGATTGCGCCGACTGGTGCCCAGTTGTGGTTGTCGTTGGCCACCTGAGTGGCGGCAGCCCAGATACGAGCGTAGATCGCTGTCTTGTCAAGCTCAGCAGAAATGAAGCCAACCTTGAGCCCACCGTAGGCCAGGTTGACTGCAGCGTAGACGCCCAGCACGGTTTTACCAACACCGGTACGTGCAGCCAGTGTGAACAGTCGGCCACCAGCTGCTTCACCTGCACGGCGAACACCGCCTTCCATATCAAGGTCCATGGCAGGAATGCCAGTACTGACAGGGGCAGACTGCTCGCGTGCGCTCATGATGGTGTCGATGAACGAAGTCTTGCCATCCTTGGGGCTGATCAGATCGTCGATAGCATCGGTAGCGTTACCTTCGTTGCCGACCGAACCACGAAGCATGCCCAGACAGCGCATCAGCTCCTGCTGCTGTGCTTCGATGGCCTTCTCCAGCTTTGCATCAGACTTGATGGACTGATCTGCGTTGTGCTGAGCCTGCAGGAAGTTGGCGCGGGCACGAGCCTGGCGCAGCAGGTCGATTGCAATGCCGAATTCAGACTCAGCGTCGCCATACTTGTCCATGGCGCCGTCTTCCGTCAGGTCGGAGATGGTTTGCTCGAATTCCAGCTTGGAGCAGAACTTGCCGCTGTTGTTCGGGAATGCGGTAATCAGGTGTTGCTTACTGATCAGCGATGCACCGTCTGCCTCACCGTTGAAGATGCGGTCAATCAGGCCACCGATGGAGCGGAAGGCGTCGTTGGACCATAGTTGGTGCGGCAAGGCTTGGCCATGACTTACACCAACCGCGATGCGTAGATCAGACCAAAGCTCACGGGCAAGGCCGGAAGGACTGTTGAGCACACGGCACAGGACGATAGCCTCCTGGTCGGTAGTGTCATCGCCCTCGAACTTGGTAGTGGGCTGGATCTTCTCGATGAGTCGGACAAGACCGAATACGGATTCAGCCTCTTCTTTACCAACGCCAGTGATCTTGCCGTCTTGAGCTTGCAGCAGTCCGAGGTCGACTGCGTTCTGGATGTGTGGGGGAAAATTCATAATCAGCTAACCGTGGGGAGGTAGGAGACGCCGCACTGGCTCTCTTTGTAGGTCCAGTGTACCAGGGTGGCGCCTTCGTTGTAAATGTACAGCGTATCCTCTTTGCCTTCGTCAGTCTCGTGCTTCCAGGCTGCAAAGCGCTCCATCTCGATGCGCTCAACCTTAGTGAACTGCGCGTGACCCTTGCTAGCGAACCAGTCAAGCCAAGATTGGTCGTCGTTCCGATCAAAGCCTGCAGCTTCGGCCTTCCTGCCTTGAGCTTCGTGGTACATCTTCTGGGTCTTCTCCAGCTTCTTGGTAGTCGGGTTGCCGGAGCCGAAGATGTTCTCGAAGGTTTGAGGGACCTTCTGGTACCAGTCGTTCATCTTGCAGGCCAGCAAAACCCGAGCCAGGTAGGCGGGCAAATCTGTGCATTCAACCATCTCGGCGTGCTGTTGCAGGGTTTCAAGCCTTGCTTCAGGCAGTGATCCTCGCATCGCAGGGAAATTGTCGAGTTTCTTGCTGTTCCAGGTGTCGACCAAGTCCTTTCTCAGCTGCTGGCGAGGAGATAGCTTTGGTTCTTTCTCAACTCTCGGCATGGCCCGTCCCTCTGCGGGCTCAACTGGTTCCACCTCCAGGTGTAGGAAATCGTCTTTCTTGGTGATGAAGCCCAGGGCTATCAATGCCTTGACATCTCGCTGGATGTTGCGTGCTGGCAGGTCGAGTCTTTCGGCGATCTCGCCAAGGCTGCGAAAAGTTGTGGGGGTGGTGCCATTGCAGATGGAGCGAAGGTGTATCCAGGTGATTTTCTGGTGGGCGGTCAGAGCTGCCGAGAACAGCACGTCGTTTGGCACCTGGGTGAAATTGTTGGTGACCTTGGGCGGGACGATGATCAGGCTCATGGGGGGTCGGAGTCGAACTGATCACAGCCTAACACGAAGTGTCGCGACAATCCATGGACAGCCGTGAAGTGTCGGATTTTGCGACAAACCGTTGCAAAAAACGCGACAATCCGCGGACCACATCTATATATAATAATTCTAATATAAGAATAACTCGCACGCGAGGGGATTGGAAGAATACAGCCATGGCTGGACGGAAACGACGATTCACACCACCCCCGGGTTTTACCCAGTGCCCGAAGCTCCGGAAGGAGTACGAGGAGAACGGCAAGGCCTTGGGTCGGTTCTACCTGTGGTACGAGGATCGAGCGGTAAAGGCTTGGTCTATGCTCGGTGGCGTTCTCGGTCCTCGATGGATGCTGGAGGTCTTCAGGTATCACCACGTCAAAGACAACCCTGAGGACTACCGCCGCTGGAAGAAAACCAGGGAACTAGCTAAACTGCGAAAGGAGAGGAACAATGCTTAGAGCTTTCTCGATGGCCTGGATGCTTCTGCAGATGTGTGCGCAGAACCCGCAGACGATCAAGGCTTGCATGACCGACCAGCACATCTGGCTCTGGCCGGAGGTCTGGAGAGGCGTGGAGCTGTACATGCAATGGGAATTGCCATACCAGGAGGAAGCTGATAGACTGAAAGGGTAAACCTCACAGAGGACCCGAATGACTTCTTCGCTCCCCAACCTCGCAGGCGTAGCTAGCAAGGATCTGGTCGAAAAGATCGGCTCAGGCAAGTTCAGCGCAGCGTACATCAACTGGTCTCGCACCATGAACCTGCTGCGTACCCACGCACCGGGATGGCTGCCTGACTACGTGCCAGCTGAAGACGGCAGCCTGCTGCACCGTGCTCCTGTCGGTGCCTACCTGCTGATCCGTTTCCAGAACTTGGACACTGGAGCCGTGACTCCCGCTCTACCTCAGGCCGTGATGGATCACCGCAACAACGCCATTGCGTTTGACAAGATCACCGCTCGTGACGTGACTGACACCCAGCGTCGCGGTATGTGCATGGCAGCCGCTATGCACTTCGGCCTGGCTTACGAGCTGTGGGCGAAAATGCCCATGGAAGCCGGCTATCAGAGCGACTCTGCCCCTGACTCCGCCCCAAAGGCACCGGCTGCCCCGGCTGCGATGCCGGCGGCCCCTGCTCCGGCTTCTGGTGGCACTTCTGAGGCAACGGAGGCCACGTTTCGAGAAGCAGCCCTCGAAAAAGGTTTCACCACCTACGCAGTCGAAGGTCTCCTCGGACTCATCAAGGGTGACTACGCCAAGGGCGTCAAGACCGTCGGCAACAAGACAGCCGCAGAGGTCGAAACCCTCAACGCCAAGTTCGCCCCCAAGAAGGACGAAGACGACGGCGAGCAGTGGTGATCCATTAGAATCGTTTATCCGATTCTTCGACGGCGCCGAACTTTAATTATCGCCAGGGGGTTGACAAAGCCTCCTGGCTTTTGGCATACTTTGTACATCGACCTCAAGGAGGACACGCAATGACCAACGATCCAATCCAAACCTGGCTCAACAACGCAGGCCGCTATCCGCTCCTGCCGAAGACAGAATTACTCCGACTGGCCAAGAAGCGCGACACTCTGGAGCCTGGCTCCAAGGCCTACGTCAAGATCATCAACAAGATCTGCCTGCACAACCTTCGCCTCGTGCCTGCCGTTGTGCGCAAGTACCTGTCCAAGCGTCTTGGCTACACCATGAGTAGCGAAGTCGCTAGCGACCTGCTGCAACAGGGGTACCTGGGTCTCCGTCGCGCTGCAGAGAAGTTCGACGCTACCAAGGGCTACACCTTCTCTACCTACGCACACTCTTGGATCCATCAGGCCTTCTGCCGCTGGCACAACACCCGCGACCGGGCAATCTATGTGCCTGAGAACGCCATGACCGAGGTGCTCTATGTTAAGCGCAACGGCAAGCGCAGCGGCTCTAAGAACGGTCGCATCGGCCAGGACATCTTGAACGCTGCCACTCGAACCATGGACATCTCCTCCATCGATCGCCGCGCTGGTAACGACGACGACGCCACCCCTCTTTCCGAGCTGATGGGCGAAGACAATCGCATTCTCAGTAACGAGCCTGTTGATGAGCAGCGTGGTGAGCGCATGCTTCGCAAGCTGATGGACGAGTGCGGCATCAAGCGTCGCACCCAGGAGGTTGTCGTGGCCTACGCCAAGCGTGGCCGCATGTCCATCGTCGCCAGCAAGCTCTCTCTCAGCCCTCGGCACTGTCAAAACGTGTATCAGGAGGCCGTACGCATCATGAAGGCCAAGGTGGCGGAAAAAGAAGCTGCCAAGGCTGTTAGAATGGAAAGGAACAACACTACCTCTGTGAGGAACTGACAAATGGCTGCTATCACAACCGCAGGAAAAGTTACCTGCAAGGAAGGCACCGAAGCTGTAACCGTCCGTGAATTCGGCAACGGTGGTAAGATCGCCAAGTTCAACATGGTCGATCAAGAGTATTACTATGCCAAGGACGCCGATGACAAGATCGGCCAGTTCTACACCTGCGAGGTGACCGGCAAACAGGCCGACATCGTTGCAGATCGTCTCCAGCGTGGTGATCGGGTGTGCGTACGCGGCCAGTTGGTTCAGCGTAAGTACAACGACAAGATCTACCTGGATGTGAAGAATGCCTCTGTCACATTCATGGAAGATCGCCGTGATGCGGCTGGTGGTGTGGATCCGTTCTGATAGGTAGACTACGGTCCCCTTCAATCCGAACGACCTTAGAGCCCTGGGCCTTGCGCCTGGGGTTTTTTGGTGTTAGTATGTGGTCAGTCCTCAAGGAGGTTTCTATGAGCAAATTTGGATTCCGGATCGAAGAAGCAGAAGTAGCCCCTGGCACATTAGGGCTGCTCTACGACTCAACACCCGAGCTGACAACAGCTGACGTCCGTCCCTTCGTCTGGGCCCTGCTGCTGTTCAGGGGCGCCGTAAAGAAGCATGAGGTGGTTGGAGCCATCACGCCTGTTTGTGCCCACTCTGAGCTGTATAGCGGCTGGTCGGAGTTCCTGGACGAAGAGGATGATCGCACCCGCCTGGAGTACCTTGTCGAAGAAGTTCTGGGCGACATGACCGCTTCAGGTCTGTTGCGCTACAGTACGAAAGCCGACCTCTGGGTCCTGAACAGCTCCAACAGGCACCTGCCCACAGTTATTACAGCAGTTGCCGGTATCGACGGCAGTCTGCCACAGCATTACATTATGGAGAGAGAGCAGAATGACACACTTTGACCACATAACAAAACATTGATTATGCCACGCAGAGCACAAAAGAAACGAGCCCAGCGCCGTCAGCGAGCCCTGGAAAACGACATCAACACCAACGGTATTGACGACCATCGTGGTGGCACCTTTAAGGTGTATGACCGCAAGAACATGGTCACCCTTGCCAAGGGGTTAAACTGGGAGGAGGCTGTCAAGGTGTGGAACGCCCACCCGACGACTGCCATAATCTTAAATGAACAACACAGGATGGGACGCTAATGGGCAGATTCAACAAGGAAACAGGCGCATTTACCGCCAAGCCTTCGGTCGTAAAAAAGGTCGAACGCCTGTACGGCCCGATTGAATTCCAGACCGCACTTCGCAAGGGAACCAACGTAAAGGTTTTTATGGGTGCCGGCTGGGAAAAGGGCACAGTGGTAGAATGGACGAAGAGTCGGGTAACCGTCCGGCTCAAACGGGGCGGCAAGACAGTTGTCTGCTATGACGCCCGCAACCTCGAAATTCTCTAGGAGGACCCGATGACTGACATGATCAATCCCAGCCACTACCACGGCGACCGCAAGTTCGAGCCGATCGCGGTGATTGAAGACTGGGGGCTAAACTATCGGCTGGGATGTGCCCTGAAGTACATCTCACGCAACGGCCGCAAGCCCGGCGAGGACCCCTGTGAAGGGCTTCGCAAGGCCATCTGGTACTTGGAGCGGGAGATTGCTGCTCTGGACGGCCAGAAGCCTTACAAGGTCGAATACGAGGACGTTCTGGACTACTATGGCCAGAGTCTTGATCTGAACGAAGCTTGGCCCGACCCTTTTGAAGGTCAGGCAGCGCAAGAGGTGCCATTTACCTGGGACTGCCAGGACGAGTACGACTTCAGCCTGAACCTCGGTGGCAGTCTGGAGGCGACTCCAGCGGACTGGGCTGACTTCTGGGATCCCGAGTCCAGCCTTGGCGACGACGTACTCTGGGACCCCTCTGTAGGCCCCGTAGAGCTGTCCGAGGATGAGATCAAAGGGATTCTAGCCAAGAAGGCTCTGGATCAGTTTGAGGACGTCGAGATCGTCGCCACGGTTGAAAAGCGCGGCTTCATTCTGGGCATCAAGAAAGACGGCTCTAGCTGCATCTTGAAAGACGGGCGATGTGCATAACATTCGCCCTGGTGGCCCCTGTGGTTTGTTTCCTCGGGGGCTCAGCGGCCTTTCTCGGTATCTTAGGCGAGATTGCTTGGCACTTGGATGATTACACTAGAGATCTTCCACCCTCTGTTTAGCAAGGCACGGCCTCGGGTTACCTCCCGGGGCACTTTTATGCCCGCAGCTTACAAGAAGAACCAGAAGGAGCTGCTGGCGAAGGTTAAGGAACAGTATGACGGCCCGCCGCTAGAAGGCCCTCTGCGCGTCGAAATGGACTTGTACGGCGAGGGAAGGGCTGACATCGACAATGTGGTCGGAGCGTTCTTCGACACGGTCAACAAAGTCCTCTGGGTGGATGATAGGATCAGCATTATTTCTGAGCTGTCCGTCCGCTGGACGAAGTGCAAGAAAGAGTACAGCACCTGGACGGTCAGAATCTACGAAATCGGCGAGGAGCAAGAAGAGTTGCCATTCTGATAGACTGGTGTATATGCTTTGCTACCTGTGACTGCTGAAATCGCTTACAACCAAGGAGACTTCGCCTACCGCAAGGAGCCTGGTGTTAACCAGTCAAGTCTCAAGAAGATCTTAGACAGTCCAGCGCACTACCAGGCGGCTCTCAAATTCAAGTTGATCCCGACCCCCGCAATGGAGATGGGAACCGCACTGCACGCCCTCTCCCTGGACGGTGAGGACGCGTTTAACGGTGCGTACATCAAGAAACCCGACGGCATCAAGTTAAACACCAAGGAAGGCAGGGATTGGAAGGCCGGCGTGGGGCGGAAGAAGGTGCTAGCATCCGGCGGCAAGGATGATCCCTGGGGCAGTGTCCTGGGCATGGCCAAGAGCCTTGAGCGCCTGGCGTGGTTTGATTCCAAGCAGGAGGACTATATCAAGTACAACGAGGTCTCGATCTACTGGGAAGAGCACGGCGTCAACTGCAAGGCTCGCCTGGACCGTGTGCTGATCGATGAAGGTATCGTCCTGGACCTCAAGACCACCGACAGCGTTGACCCTGAGTTGTTTACCAAGAAGGTTGTTTCGTTGGGTTACGACTTCCAGGCCGCCTACTATGCTCGTGCGGCAGAGGTCGCATACGGCAAGCCGTTCAAGTTTATCTTCGTGGCCGTTGAGCGCAAGGCGCCATATACGGTGGATCTTTTCGAGGTCACACCAGATATGATGCAGGAAGGCCTGTACAAAGTGGAGAAGGCCTTGAAGACCTACGCCCAGTGCCAGGGGTCTGGAGAGTGGCCGAACCGTGAGCCAGTCATCCGTCAACTGGACTACCCGGGTTGGTACAACCGTGTTAGCATGGAAGAGCCCCAAAGCCCCGAGGAGGATCTTTTCTGATGGAACGCGAAACCCACACAGCTCGCCTTGTCAGCATCACACCTGACGCCGAGAAGCAAATTGTCTACATGGCTCGGGTGTCCAACCCATCAAACCAAGCAAACAGCGAGACGTCTCCCCGCCTGATCAAGTACCTGATCAAACACAAGCACTGGTCACCATTCGAGATGGCCAGCATGCAGGTCGAGATCGACACCACAAGGGCAATCGCAGCTCAGATCCTGCGCCACCGCAGCTTCTCGTTCCAGGAGTTCTCGCAACGCTACAGCTCTGTCGACCAGCTTGGCACTATCGGTCTGCCCCACCTGCGGTCTCAAGACCTCAAGAACAAGCAGGCTAGCCATGACGATCTGGACCCCGAAATGGTCGAACTGATGGAAAAACAGATCCAGCAGATCTACCACAACACCTTTGACTTCTACGAGTACCTGCTCAGCCGAGGCGTGGCCAAGGAGTGCGCTCGCAGCATCCTGCCCCTGGGTACTCCGACCCGGATGTACATGTCTGGCAGCATAAGGTCGTGGGTTCATTTTTTGCAAATCCGCTGCGGCGTCGAGACTCAGCTCGAACACCGTCTGATCGCCAACGCAATCAAGGATATTTTCGAGGAGCAGCTGCCAAACGTCTACGAAGCAGCCTTCACCTGATAGAGTGAAGCAGCGTTGCATCGACAAGGGTCCTTATGGGCCCTTTTTTATTGCCTCGGCATACTATGCCAGTTCTAGAGAGATTCTAGTCGTGTCAGGCGAGTTCAAGGAATGGAAGCCCGAAGTGAAGCGGGATCGTAACATCTGGGAGTTCCAACGGGGCTACAAGGTGAACGATGCTGGTCGGCACGAGAACAATGATCAGTTCAACGCGTTTCAGCTGTACCTGAACGGCAAGCGTAGCTACGAGGCTGTAGCGGAGGAGCGTGGAGGTAAGGCCGAGACCGTCTCTCAGTGGGCTAAGCGATACAACTGGGACAAGCGCTGTGCGGCCTGGGACACCAAGCAAATGGCCATTACGATGCGTGAGGCCAACAAGATCGAAAGGAGGCGTCAGAGGCAGTCCATCGAGGAGTACAGGCAGGCCAACGAGGCACAGGCCAAGATGATGATGGAAACATCGGCTGATCTGATGGCCATCATCCAGAAGCGGATCATCAAGGCTGAAGCAGAAGGCGAGGACATCCCTATGGGCCTGATTAGCGGCTTGATGCGTGCAGCTGCCAATATCTCCGACTCCGGCCGCCAGTCCTGGGCCACGGCTTTGGGTGTTGGGCAGCTTATGGAGGTTGTTGATCAGGAGCTGGAGGAAGTGCAGGTTGAGATCCTCAATGAGGAGGAGGACGAAGCTTACGACATCCCGCTTGACGAATAATGTCTACAAAACTGGGTAACGACTACCTGGAGTACGCCGCTTCAGGTCAAGACCTTATCAAAGAGGTCAAAAAGAAGAAAACGGCCAAAAAGGCCGAACGTGTTGTACTGTGGAAGTTCATCAAAAAGGTGATGCCGCAGTACAAGTTCTACAAGTTTCACGCAACAGTAATTGAGCAACTCCAAAAAGTCATCGATGGCAAATGTAACCGCCTCATCCTCCAGGTCCCACCGCGACATGGAAAATCGCTTCTTGCTTCGCAGCTTCTGCCTGCTGCTTACCTCCTGGCTCATCCTGAGCGTTACGTCGGTATTTCTTCCTACTCAGCCGAGCTTGCAGAGGGATTCTCAAGGAAGGCTCGGGAGTTCTTCAAAGATGGCGGCGGGCTCCTGAATGAATCCTCCAAAGCCGTTAACGCATGGGGAACTGAAGGTGGCGGTGGCCTCTGGGCTGCCGGCGTGGGCGGCGCCGTCACTGGCCGCTCTGGCCATCTACTCATCATTGATGACCCGGTCAAGAACCGAGAAGACGCCGAAAGTGGGCGTATGATGGAAAAGCTTAACGATTGGTACACCTCAACCCTGTACACTCGACTGGAGCCCCATGTGGGCGCCATTGTCGTCATTCAGACCCGCTGGTCAGAGAATGACATGATTGGGCAGCTTCTTGAAAACGAACACAACGTATCCGAAAAAGGCCGCGAGAACTGGACTATTGTTGACCTGCCCGCCCTCTACGAGGAAGAGTCCGACAGGCCAATCCTGCCAGCTCACTGTCCAACTGTTCCTGACTGGCGCTCTGAACTGGGCGAGGCGCTCTGCCCTCAGCGTTACGACCAGGATGCCTTGGAGCGAATCCGTGAGGCCGTTGGGTCTCGTGACTTTGCTTCGCTCTATCAGCAGAGGCCAGCTCCCGAAGGTGGTAATATGTTTAGCCCTGACTGGTGGCAGTATTACAGCTGGGACACAGATCTCCCTGACTTCCAGCGAATCATGCTTAGCGTTGACTGTACCTTCACCGATACTAAAAAGAGCGACTATGTGGTGGGCGCTGTTGTCGGTCAAGCCGGAAACCAGTTTTACGTTCTTGATCTCGTCAGGGAGAAGCTGGACGTGGTGGGCACTATGGCGATGATGGCCAGGATGTACAATCGTCACGCCCTGTCCGGCACGGTGATCGAACTTGCGGCATCGGGCTACGCTGTATACCAGATGATGAGCAAGAAAGTGCCTGGCTTGATCGGCTTCAAGCCGGAGAAGTCCAAGGTGTCTCGTGCCTCAGGTATCGTGCCCCTCGTGGAGGCCGGCAACGTGTACCTGCCTGCCAGCGCCTCGTGGCTGGATGCGTTCTTGAATGAATTCGCCCTGTTTCCTGCTTCTAAAAATGACGACATGGTCGACGCCTTGACAATGGCCATCAATTACTGCAGCCAGCGCTCCGCTCCATCCATGACTTCCGTCACCTGGGGACGTGGAGATCGAGCCCTGCCCGACGTGGCTCGATACAGCGCCTGGTAGACTTTACGGCGACTGGTAGACTGGGCGTAGCATAACGCAATGTAGTGGCTCGCAGACCTACTAAGTTCAAGATGAGCCAGGAGCAACAGAAGCTCGCTGCAGAAAATCTCAACCTCGCACGCCGCGAGGCATGGCGCATTCAGCGCTCTACCGGTATCGACTACCACACCCTGGAATCAGTGGCTTTCGAGGGACTGTGCAAGGCCGCACACCGCTATGATCCCGATCGCCCTCATCCGGTCACCGGTAAGTCCATGAAGTTCAGCTCCCTAGCTGTACCTACTATTCGCGGCGAGCTGCTGCATTGGGTGCGTGACAAGACGTATGCCGTCCGCCTGAGCCATAAGATGCGTGAGCGCTGGGTAAAGGGCCGTAAGCTGCTGTATAGGGGTTCCACTGACCTGGAAGTGGCCGAGGCTCTGGAAATCACCAAAGAGGAATGGCTGGAAGTCCGCAAGGTGTGCTCCGGCCCGCCGCTGGAGCTGAAGGAACAGGCCCAGCCCACTGATCCACTAGAGCCCAGCGAGATTGATTTCTCTACCATGTACCTGTCCGCGGCTACCGAAGCTCTCGGATCCATTGCTAGCGACGACCTGGCTCAGAGCCTTGAGATCTACTTGAGCGGCAATGGTAACGCAATCCCACGCCGAGGCGTGGACGAGTTCCTGACAGCTGCGGGTTGCCACGCAACTAACTGGGAAGACAACGACATCGACCTGGTGGATGGCTGGACCGACATTGGCGGTGGCCGGTTACAGGGCTCTCTGTTCTGACATGGTAGGATGGGGCTAACTCCCCCACGTACCAAATATGGCTATTGCACAAGCTTCGATTGACAAGCTCAAGTCCGCACCAGTATCAACCGTCGTTGAGTCACTGGGCGGAAAGCTCAAGCGCGTTGGGCGCGAGTTTGTCACTCAGTGCATCTGGCACGAAGACACCAACCCGTCACTGACGATCAATGATGACAAGGGTTTCTGCTTCTGCCACGTCTGCAGGGGTGGTGGCGACGCACTGGCGTACACCATGCAGGCAAAGGGCCTAGGCTTCGCCGATGCCGCGAACCTGGCTGCATCCATCCTGGGCATCCAGCTGGAGACTGACGGGATAAGCCCGGAAGAAATGGCTAAGAGGCGCAAGGCTCGCGAAGATGCGCTGGCCAAACTGCAGAGGGAGCAGGAGCTGTATCGGGGTAACCTGCGCCACGAGAAGGCTGGTCGCATTCGTGACATCCTCAAGGCTCGTGGCCTGACCGCTGCAGCAAGCAAGGAGTTCGGCCTGGGCTTCGCCGCCACTGGCTACTTTGCTGGTCGCATCACTGTGCCCATCCTCAACCACCGTAACGAGCTGGTGGGTTGGACCGGTCGCGCCACCAAAAGCAAGGAGGAGCAGCCTGCTAAGTACAAGAACAGCGCTGATGGCGAACTGTTCCACAAAAAGAACCTGGTGTTCAACGAGGCGCGTGCCAAGGATGCCGCCCGCATGACAGGCTCCCTGATCTTCGTGGAAGGCCATCTGGACGTGGTCTCCCTGTGGCAGCATGGTGTCGCCAACGTGGTGGCCATGCAGGGCACCGGAGCACCTGATCCGATCATCCTCCAGCGCCTGGCCAAAGCAGCCGACAACTTCGTACTGTGCTTTGACGGGGACGAGGGTGGCAAGAAGGCGATCCAGCAGTTTATTTCCGCTGCAGGTCCCATGGCTCAGAAGGGTGAGATTCAGATCAACGTGGTCCAGATGCCTAAGGGCAAGGATCCCGACGAGGTTTGCCGTGACTCCGGAGCAATGGCATTTCACAACCTGGTAGCAGGTGCCATGCCTTGGCTTGACTGGGTGATCGACTACTGGGCTGCGGACCTGGACCTGGATAACTCAGCACACGTCACATCCGTCGAGAACGAATTGCGCAAGGTGATCGACGGCCTGCGTTCCAACGCTGTTCGCGCCCACTACATTGACAAGGTGGCCCGTGCTCTGTCTCGTGACGACAAGGGCGCCAAGGATGTGGCCAAGACCTGGGGCAATCGCACCATTCAGGTGGAGGAGCGCGAGTGGCAGCCACCCAGCCCGATCAAGACCCGCATCACAACAGAGCGCCGCATGCTTCGCATCTTTGTGCACCGTCCCGAGCACCGAGCCCAGTTGCAGCCCCTACTGGGCAAAGTTACACATCCGCCCTTGAGATGGCTTGTGCAGCGCCTTGAGGAGCTGAACCAACACTGCGCCACTGACCTGACTCCACACAGTATCATGGCCGTCGTAGCGGCCGCTGAGCCGTTCTTCCTGCAGCAGCTGCGCACCATTATCCAGCCGAATGTGCACATTGATGACACTCCCGGGGTTTTGAAGCACTGTGCTGATACACTGTCAAAAGATACACTCCCCGAACCCTATGAGTCTGACTCCCATCAGCCACCTGCATGCTGAAGTAGTCGAGCTGTACGAAGAGATCGGCAGCTACCTCGGCACTGCAACGGCGCTCCACGCTAAGTATCCGTACCTGGCCAAGCCCAATCAGCTCCGCAGCTACATCAAGACCGAGGTCAATGGCCAGCAGGTTGACTTCGAGACTGTTGCAGAGAACGTCCGCCTCGCTAAAGCCAACCAGGCTGCGATGGACCGCAACCGCATCAAGGACAAGGCCTTCCGCGAGCACGCTCGCATCGAAAACGCTGTTCTTTCTTACAATGAAGCCATTCTCGCAGAGCTGGAGCAGCACGGCGCCTCTCTTGCTGATTGTCCCCGCCGCAGTGGTCCTCTGGATCCCTCTGCAGCTGCTCTTGTTGTGCACCTCTCCGACAACCACTTCAACGAGCTTGTCAATCTGCCGACCAATCGGTTCGACTTCCAAGTAGCCGCCAAGCGCCTGCAGCTGCTGGCACAAAAAGCCAAGCTCCTGGGCAAGGCCTACGATGTGGAGAAGGTGGTCGTTTTCTTCGGTGGCGATCTGATGAACAGTGACCGTCGCCTTGACGAGCTGCTGGCCATGAGCACCAACCGTGCCCGGGCTACCGTCCTCGCCGTCCACCTGTACAAGCAGTTCCTGATGGATTTGCGGGCAGACTTCTTCGTGGACGTGTTCGGCGTGACCGGCAACGAGTCCCGCGCCAAGGAGAACCTGGGCTGGGTTGACGTGGTGGCCACTGACAGCTACGACTTCACCATCTATGCCATGCTCCAAGCTGTCTTCGATCAGACTGGCGACAAGGGCCTGCGGTTCCACGACTTCCAGGCCAACGAGGTGGTCTTCAAGATCCACAACGAGACCTTCCTGGGCGTCCATGGCCACCAGGTTAACGCAACCGATCAGAAAAAGTGTCAAGCCATTATTGGCAAGTACGCTGCCAAGGGTGTTAATGTCACCCATATCCTCTGCGGACACATCCATGCGACTGTCATCTCCGATTACGTTTCTCGCAACGCTTCTCTTGTGGGGTCAAACGCCTACTCAGAAGAAGCGCTGGGATTCGTATCTAAGGCGGCTCAAAATATCCACATCGTCACTCCCCAAGGGTTGGACGGTTTCAAGGCTGACCTTCAGAACGTCGAGGACGTGGATGGGTACGAGATCATCGACAAGCTTGCAGAGTATAACGCTCGCTCCGCCGACAAGGCCCATGAGGCTATGGTTGAGCCTCAAACGATCATTAAGGTGGTAATCTAATCCCATGACAGCACTCATCAACACCCTGCCTAACTGCCCCTGGTGCGTTAAGGCCAAGAAGCTCCTCGATCTGAAGGGCATCAAGTACATAGAACTTGACGGAAAGAGTGACAAATGGCCCACCGTCCCCTATATTGAGATTGATGGCCAGGAAGTAGGTGGCTTCACCGAACTGGCCAGGTACCTACGAAGCATCTAGTATGAATCTCCGATCTATCTGCCCCTGTCTCGCCCTTGCAGCCTTGCTTGGTGGGCCAGGGGCTTTCTATGTGCCCGCTGCGAGCGCCGCAGAGAGGTTCTGCCCGAACCCCGGGTACGTTTCCCCAGAAAAACGCCTTAGGCCGCTCATGGACCTTATAGCGAAGGGAGAGGGGGACTACAACGCGATCAACCGCGGACGAGCTGGCGACACTCCTGGTGGCATCCAGGGCTTGAAAGGGCAGACCTTCGAGAACTTCACCGTCAAACAGGTAATGGAGATGCAGCGCTGGGAGGTGTATGCCGTCGGCCGTTACCAGTTCATCCCGTCCACCCTGCGATTTGCCCTGAGGCACTCCAGCGTGGAAGAGCTGGACATGTTCACGCCGGAGATCCAGGACCGCCTGATGACCGCCCTGATCTTCTACAAGCGCCCCGCTGTTGGCGCCTTCATTCGTGGGGATCACGAGCTGATCGGCTGGGCTCTTAACGAGCTAGCTAAGGAGTGGGCTTCCATTGAATACCGCAATGGCCGCGGCTTTTATGACCACGTCGGCGGCAACCGCGCACACATCTCTCGTGCCGAAATGTCCGCCGTGTTACAAGAAGTTAAGGCTTCTTGGCAAGCTTAGTGTAGGTGCTATGGTGACCATGTCCCCCGAAGCCACTCCCATGAAGCTTTATCGAGCCATCTACAAGGAGTCGAACCTGACAGAGCGCAAGCTCGATCTGTACGCCCGCTCCCTGTCGAGTGCTACACTGTCTGCAATCGAACTGGTTGGTCCCAATGCCACTCTGGTTCGTGTCTACGAAAACCCTGACTGGTGACCTTATGCCCGGATTTTATCTTCTCTGTGGGTTGCTCATAGCAGCCCTCATCATCGATCAGGAGACAACCGTCAGAGTCCTGACCGCAGTCTCCCTCAAGATCCAGATCTACTGGATCAACCTGCGTCTCAAGTTTATGGCTTGGCGTATGTACCGCCAGATCGTTAAGCTTTCTAAAGAAGCAGGCTTTCCGCACCCCGGTCCCTTCAAGTTTGTGGATCTGTGGGACCGCGACCCGCTAAACTGACAACACACTCACCCGGAGTAACCCATGGCAATGTACGGCAAGACCGTAACCTTCAAGGAAGGTCCCAAGAAGCGGACCAGCCAAGGCGATGGCCTTCGCAAGCGCGGCTCCTTCAAAAAGAAAGGCCAAAAACCGTATCGCGGCCAGGGCAAATGATCCCTGGCTTCTGCCTCACCCGACTCAACCAACGCTACAACACTATGACCTGTAAAGCACCCTGCAGAAACTGCACCTGCGACACTGTCTACAACTCCGACTACATCGAAGCTGATGCGTCGCCCCTGACCACCCAGCAGCGCAAGTGGCTCGATTCCGCCTCCAGTTACTTCGATCGCGTCTGCACCATCAACCCTTCGGCACCCGAGTGTCGTATCTACGAGGACTGATCAAATGTTCGCATTCTTTCGCAACCTGTTCCGCAAGGAAGTCAAGCCGACCCGTGTCTTTCGGGTTCTGGCCCGTCGCCGCCAGGTCCCACCCAGTAGCGAGCGCGTCTTCCGTGAGCTGTATGTTAAAGCCGACAACGCTTACGAGGCAGCCCGCGTGTTCGACCAGTCCTATGCTGGCTGGCAGCGCCTTAGTGTCACCCTTCGCCCGGATTACTATCATGAGAGCATTTGACGTCACCTTCAAGCGCATGTCTGAGACCGCTCCTCAGCATGTCCTGCAGTTATGTGAGACCATGGAGCGAGCCATCGAGGTAACCAAGGAACAGTACCCTGGATGCCTTGTGATCAACGCACTACTGGTTCCCTGAATCGGTTACAAATCTGTTACACGGGGGGCGCGAGCCCCCTTTTTCATGTACCATGAATAGGCAGCCTTTCCCTACGCGCTCAAGCTCTATGAAAGAATTCCGTCCACAAGCTCCATCGGCAGAAACCGTTTTCTACCGCACCTACTCTCGCCGCAAGGAAGACGGCACCCGTGAGAACTTCCGAGAAGCGATGTTCCGCACCATTAACGACCTAGCCCGCATCGGCAAGTACGACGTAGAAGAGCATGACCTGGTGATGGAGCAGGCCATGGCTCAACACGCATTCCCTTCCGGCCGCGCCTTCTGGGTTGCTGGTACTGAGTGGGGCAAGAAGCAGGAGAACTTCTCCGGCTACTACAACTGCACCTCCACCCACATGGAGGATATTCAGGCCTTTGGCTTGATGATCGACCTGGCTATGCAGGGCTCTGGCACTGGCGCGGTGCTTGAGCAAGAAGTGGTAGACAAGCTGCCCCCGATCACCCGGAAACTGGTGCTTCGTAATATCACGGATGTGGGCACCGAGCCTGGTCTGGACTTCACTAAGTGCATCTGGGATGACGAGGCAATCTTCATCCGCGTGGGCGACTCTCGCAAGGGCTGGCGTGACGCCTACATGGCTCTGCTGCACCAGGCCACTTCGACCCTTCCCGACAAGAAACCATTTTGCAACGTCTATGTCAATCTCTCGCAAGTCAGGCCAGCTGGAGAAAAGCTTAAAGGATTTGGGGGTACCGCCAACCCAGTCAAGCTCCAGGACATGTTCCGGAAGGTCATTGACATTCTCGCCGCTGCCGAAGGGCGCCGGCTCACCACCACCGAAGCCTGTCTCCTTATCGACGAGGCTGCAGCTTGTATCGTTGCTGGTAATATCCGCCGCTCTGCCGGTATGCGTCAATTTAGCCAAGACGATTCTGACGCAGCCACTGCCAAGCTCGGGCTCTACTCTCAGGATGAGAAAGGAAACTGGCGGGTTGACCCCAAGAAGGAAGCCCTCAGAATGGCTAATCACACCCGATGCTACCACCACAAGCCCTCATACGAGGAGGTCGAGGAGGCCGTGTCTCTCCAGTTTCAATCGGGCGAAGGAGCCATTCAATACGTGCCCGAATCGGTAGCACGCGCCAATGCGGACATCTTGCCCGATGCTGCCACCAAGCGCGGTTTCCTGGAGTTGTGTAACGTCAAGGGGCGCAAATCCGCCAAGCGTTACCTGGCCCTGGCATTTGAAGCTACCTACGGTAAGAAGCCTGACGAGCGCGAGCTTCAGCACCGTCTTGACCGCTATGGCCTCAACCCCTGTGGTGAGATCATTGGTCGTGACTTCCACTGCAACCTCGCTGAGGTCCACTTAAACACCATTGACCCGTCCGACTATGAAACACAGGAGAAAGCCTTCTACGCTGCCGGCCTGCAGGTCGCTGCCCTCCTGCAGCATGAGTTCGTTCATGAGCGGTATCAGTACAGCCGATCTATTGATCCGATTGTCGGTGTTTCTTTTACCGGTCTGTTTGATTTCCTCGTCCATGCAGGCGGTTACGGCTGGCTGGAATGGATGATGGGCGGACGGCAGGACAACAGTGAGTTCGGCCACACTGAAGCCTTTGCCATGTACACCAAGCTGGAGGAGCACTACCTCAAGCGTTGGCGCAAGGCTGCTCACGAGGGCGTCAAGGCCTACTGCGAGAAGCATGGGATCCGCTGCCCCAACCGCATCACCACGGTGCAACCTGCGGGCACCAAGAGCCTGCTGACGGGCGCATCCTCTGGTTGGCACCCCCCGAAGGCTCAGCGCTTTATTCGTCGTATCACACTTGGAGTCAATGATCCTCTGGTACCTGCCCTTCTCGAATACGGATTCAACGTCATTCCGGCTCAGTCAGCCCGTGACGATGACGGAAATCTCCTCGATGACATTACGGATCCCCGCGTCCAAGAAGTCCTGGTTGAAATTCCTACGGAAGTGAGCTGGGCCAACATCGAGGGCTGTGACAAGTTCGACCTGGCCAAGCTGCCTGTCGAAGCACAGTACGGCCTCTACATGGCAGTGCAGACGCACTACACCGATCACAACACTTCTGCAACCATCGAGCTGCGGGAGAACGAGATCAAGCCTCTGGCCAAGCTGATCCACAACAACATCCAAAACAACGGCGGCTATATCTCTGCTGCCCTATTGGCTCGGTTCGACGCCAACGAGACATTCCCTCGCCTGCCGTTCGAGCCGATTACCAAGGAGAAGTACGACGAGCTGATCGCCATCCAGGAGATCTCCCGTGATGAGGACGCCGACTTCCTGGCCATCCTTAACAAGTTCGACTCCTCGGAGTGGAGCATCGAGTCTGTGGCCGGTTGCACGTCGGCCGCTTGTATTGCCAAGGCTGAGAAAGATGAGCTGGAGGGTAAAAATTGATGGCTACTATTGTTGATCACCAGATCCGCCAACTCTGCAGGGACATGGGGCTCGTCGAGCCCTTCGACCCTGAGTTCATCAACCCAGCCAGCATTGACGTGCGACTGGGACCCACCCTCATCCAAGAGGACGGCACCGAGATCGACATCGAGAACGGCGTCTACGTGATGGAGCCAGGTGAATTCCTCCTGGCCCACACCATCGAGTACGTCCGGGTTCCACCCAATCTGGAGTGTGTGTTCAACCTGAAGTCCTCCCGAGGGCGCGAAGGGTACGAGCACCTCATGGCCGCGTACATCGATCCCGGCTTCCACGGCCAGGTAACACTAGAGCTGGTAAATGTCAACCGCAAGAAGCGCCTTCCCCTGGAGCACGGCATGCGGATTGGTCAGCTACGCTTCTCCAAGCTGGACGCAATTCCCATGAGGACTTACGCAGTTACCGGCCGCTATCAGGGCGACCTTGGGGCCCAGCGTTCCAAGGGCTGATATACTGAAGGGTGAGTGAGTTGGATGGACCGGGCCCTTCGGGGCCCTTTTTCATGGTCAGGCAGACTAATTAGAAGGGATGCGTGATGCACCTGGCCAAGTACTCAGGGCGCGATGCCCACCATTGCAGCGATTGCTATGCACGGAATCAATCATCCAGTGAACGACCCGTCTCTGGTGTCGTATCACCGTCCAGAACTGGTGAGGCTTCTGCCCCAGCTGGAACAGGCCCACGACTGCTGGACTCTCCTCAACGCCGACGGACTTGGATCCGCCAAGGAGAAGTACCTGCACAGGGAACCCGCAGAGCCGTCAGGCGCCTACAAGGCTCGCCTCGACCGCTCGACCTACACCCCGATCTACCGGGACAGCATTCGTTCCTACGCCGGCCTGCTGAGTCGTTTTCAGCTGATTGACCCGCCTAGCAGCCTTAAGTCCAACCAGCACAACGTTGACCTGCAGGGCTCCAGCATTCAGTCGTTCCTGACCCAGGTCGATGAGATGGTGCTTCGCGACGGCGGCGCCTACGTCATGGTCGACATGATGCCCGACTCCGGTAGCGACAATTTCTTCGACCAGCAGCGCGATGGTCGTCACCCCTACTTCGTGTCTGTTAAGCGTGCAGACGTGATCAACTGGCAGGTCAGCTACGAGCGTGGCCGCGAGGTAATCACCCGCGCTACCGTCCGCCAGCTGCGCTCTGTGGCCGACGAAGGCTTCGGCAGCAAGGTTGAGCCCGTCTACTTCGTCCTGACACCTGGCAAGGTTGAGACCTATCGCCTGGTCAAGGGTGAGAGCGCCAGTCGCTGGGAGAACCGGAAAATGGACGAGATGGCCACCAGCATGCCAATTATTCCTCTGGCTTGGTACGGTGCTACCACCAGTCGCTTTGCTCAGGGCGATCTGCCCATGGATGGCCTGGCTGACCTCAGTATCCAGCACTTCCAGATGCGCTCTGACTTGAACGAGCTGCTCCACAAGTGCGCAATGCCCGTCCCCGTCCGGAAGGGAGCGCCGATTGGTCCTGACGGCAAACCTGCCGCCTTGATCCTGGGCCCCAACACCGCTGTTGACCTGCCCTCCGAAGGTGGTGACTTCAACTTTGCCGAGCCCTCTGGCAAGAGCCTTGAGCGCCATCAGGAGGAGATCAAGCACGTTGAAGAGCTGATGGATCGCAGCTCCCTGAACTTCCTCTACGGAGCCAACGTCAAGACGGCCACTGAGGCATCCCTCAGAGCCTCTCAGGTGGCCTCTAGCGTGTCCGCCCTAGTCCGCAACAAGACCAGCATGTTCACCACTCTGGTGCGCTTCTGGGCGTGGTACGCGGGCGAACAGAGTCAGATCACTCAAGAGTCTGGCCTATCTATGAACGACTCCCTGATCACCAAGCCCATGGGCGCCTCTGAGATCGCTCAACTGGTCAACCTGTTCAATAACGACCTGCTCTCGAAGCGGACTGTTCTTGAGGAACTGCAGCGTGGCGGCGTCCTCGATCCTGACCTGGTCCTGGAGAAGGAGATGGAGCGCATCGACGAGGACAAGGAGGCTGAGCACGATCTGCAGCACCAGGAAGCCGAGCAGAAGCTGGGTGAAGACCTGAAGCGTGCAAACGAGTTTCAGAAGCAAGCACCCACTCAGCCTGGCCAGGGTGGCAGCCCTGAGTCCAGGTCCGGTCAGTCCTCCGCCGACAAGGAGCAGGCCAACACCGAGAAGGCCGCAGAGCAGGCAAAATAGTCACTACTTAATAATTATTAAGTAATGATACTCAGGGCCAGGGGGTTGACCTCTGGCCTTTCTTTGTGGTTATACTGGCAGGAGACACCCAAGGAGGTTCATCCATGCACCACCCCTATGCGGACGAGCTGATCACAACACGCTTTACGTTCCGTCCCGAGCGAGCCGCCGAGTTCCTGGAGGAGCCTGGTCGCCTGGTTACTCAGGTCGAGTTCGAGAGCATCGAAGCAATTATGGAGGCCGTGACGCAGTTCGGCGATGCCATCACGGACGTCAATGCCATCATCAATGGTAAGGTAGTCAACCTGACCGACCACCCCGCGGAGGACGCAGAATGAGCAAGGGGATCTACTACAGCATCGAATGCCGGGGGCACGATCCTAGCCAGATAACCTCTCTAATGAAATTCGCCGAGAACATCCTTGGCGTGGAGGTGATCGAGGCCACGGCAGTTGTCAACAGCAAAGTCGTCAAGCTCACTGACTACAAGGAGGAAGCAGAATGATCGCCACCACACAGTTCGAGTACTACACGCACCTGCTCAAGCTGGTCGGCTGCATCACAGGCTTCACCCTGGGCACCGCCCTCTTCTTCGGCACGGCCTACCTGATCTTCTTCTACGCACGCTACTGGAGATGATTCATGAGCATGGTAAAAAGATCCGGTCACCCGGCGGATCATTTGCGTACGAGGTCATCGGACCTGTCTGTCGCTTGTTCGACAGAGACGAGCTTCCATGGCCCAGCTGTTCCCTCCAATGGCGCGGCAAGCAGCCATCCTGGCGACGTATCGGTCGTCGGTTTGTTGCTGATTTATCTGTTCGCAGGTGCGCTTCTTATTCCGTTCGAGCGGTTGATTCCGCCGGAACGCGATGGGAAGAAGTTATCACCGTCTTCCACGAGCGGCTCACTCCCGAGGAGAAAGTCTGGTGGTACGGAAAGGGGGCAGTATGACGAAAAGTAAAAAGCCTGTACAGGGGATCGACTGGGCTGCTATCTTCAAGAGAAGGCCAGACCTGGTGCCACCTGGCTACCACGAGACCATCGCCAAACTTTATCCACCAAAGGAGCAAACCGATGACGCCTGAATCTCAAAAGAGTATGACCAACGCCGCCCACGTACTGGCGGAACACATCCTGCGCATGCCTGCCTACACCAACCGGTGTAAGTGGCTCAAGCAGCAAATCGCCGACCGTATTGTTAACAATCGTTTCATTGACGACCTGGCTCGGCTCTATGATGTAGAGTATCCCTATGCAGATGCTCCAACTGAGTACCTTGCCAACATCTTAAAGTCCTACGACGAGGAGGTTTAATTCAATGCCACGTTCTAACCGACAACTCACACAACTCGCTGTCGACCAGCTGCGTATCGCCCTTACCTACGGACCGGACCAGCTCCTCCCTAAGGAGTTTGGTAACACCTCGGTGCAAGTGATTACGTGCACCTGTGACTGCAAGCGTGCGCCGCACATCGAGTTCCGCCTGTTCGGCAAGCCGATCTGCGAGATCTATACCAGCCCGATGAACCACCGACTCATCGTCGGCACCATTGTCAAGACTGGCGACTTCTACGACAGCAAGGGCCGCCCTTCTCGCACCACCCGCGAGCGCCTCAATGGCCTCCTGGATGCCCTGGGCACCGCTGGCTTCCTCCCCGAGGGTGTCCGCGTCTTCCTCCGCGAAGATGGTGGCTGCTACGTCGGCAGAGGCGATGCCTGCAAGTCCTTCGACGCTGGCAACTCCGCTGTCGCCCTCCTAACTCATCCAAGCGACTTGGTTTTCACCTGATGAAACGCGGATACGCAATGATCGACCACGATGATGAGGCCCTTGAAGACCTCCTCGTAGTCAAGGCGCCCACCCCCCACGACATGGTGGTCCTGGGTGCTATAGCTTCCAGGTATCCCTACCCTCATCCCCTGGCCGTCTTGGCTCAGGACATCGCCGAGGGTTGGGGTTTGACCACCCAACAGCTGCAAACCAAGTGCCGACAGATCTGGGCTAGCGGCTACCGCCCCAGCAATCCTAGGCACTAATACTCAACTTAGGGGCTTCGGCCCCTTTTTTGGTATCTCTGCTATACAGCTCGGTATCAACCGCTACTGAATACATGGTAGAATATAAGTAAGCGTTGGACCCGGAAGGGTTGCAGATCGATTCCAGCCAAGCAACGGGGACTGGAACACTGTGGAGGTAATCCCATGACCGCACTTGACATCATCAAGAGAAAAGAGCTGAAGCGCCGTGCCCTGCTCGGAGCCCAGTACAGCAACGCCAAGGCCTACCGCGGCGTGCCATACGCCCACGTCACCAACGGCAAGGCCGTCCACTCCTCCCTGACCTACAGGGGCGTCTCATACACCAAGTGATCCTTTCACGTCACCAAGCACCTAAGTGCAGGGCCTTCGGGCCCTTTTTTATTGTCTGGCGAAAGCTATACGAAAGCTGAGTCTTGTGTCTGCTCCCCAACACAATCCTTGATCCCCACGGGTTTGGATGGCAGTATGGGTGCAGATGCTCATGCCTCATGAAAATTCTCCCCTGGATCCTGCTGCCTCTTCTCTACGCTGGCATTGTCGCCAACAGCGCTATCTTCTACGCTGGTACCTGGGCATGACACATCCATTGTTGACCGGGTTCGTGGCCATGTACGGTGTTTCCCTGATTGTCACACTCCTCAAAAGTAAATAACTGTAAAGCGGGTTGACAGCCCGCTTTCTTTTTGCCATGATGTACACATCCACCCAAGGAGGCAACTATGACCGCCAACGAATTCTACTCTGACTTCCGCAACGATCCGATTTACGTCGAGCTGTTCGAGATGGCTCTGACTCTGGAGCTGGTCGAGGACGGAGACGAGATCAAACTAGAAGATCTTAAAGAACTGTTGCAGGACTTTGACGCTGGCCTCGACTGAGCTACACTGTAAACATCAACCAAAGGAGTTTCCCATGACCCCCATCACTCTTGCTCTTGAGCTTCACCACAACAACCGCGTCATCAGCGGTCTGTATGAACGCGAGGCTCACTTCACTATTGACTATGGCTTCGCCGTTCGTCCTGGAGCCTTTCCCGGCAAGGACATCATAGACGTAACCTTGACCGACCTGGACCTCGGCCGCTTCGATACTGAGGGCGACGCCTATATCTGCGACTTCCTCAACATCCTGCCCGGAGACTTGATCGGCTGGGAGGTGGTTGACTGATGAAGTTTAGCACTGTTGCTCGGATGCTGGCCTCCGCTTTATCTGTGGTCAGCTACGTTCTTCTCACCCACGGCCGTCCCGTCGAGGGGTGTTCAGTAAACCTGGCAGTCCAGTTGCTCTTGGTCCCGTTTGCCTGGCAGACAGGATCGTATGACATGATCACTCTAAGCGGGGTGTTCGGTGTCATAAATACACAAGCCCTTTTTACCCATTTATCATGAGCGAAGCCTGGACTACAGCGCTTGGCCGTGAACTCCAGCAGCTCACCGCCGAAGGCGCAGACTATGCTACAATCTGTTCACTTGAAGCAAGACTGCAAATAGCATTCAACTGCGTCAAGCACGTCCGCAAATGTTACCACAAGGAGGCCGTCAGTGACCATCTACCACAAGATTAACAATTATTACGGTGTGCTCATTTACGGCATGACCATGTTCCATGGCAGCTATGATGCTTGTGTCGAATACGTCAAGCTCATGACCCTATGATCAATTCAATCCTCTTTGGCGCCTACGCCACAACCATCACCTTTGCCGCCAGCTTCGTCTGCGGTTACATCTATCAGGAGGTAATCAATGGCTCAATCGACAAGTGAAAAGAAAGCCCGGTTCGCCCGGGTAGCAGTGCCCAGAGTGGAGACAGCCGTAGATCTGTTCCGCAAGCTCGGCAACTGCTCAGTTAAGTCCCAGTACGAATGGGACCAAGTTCGTTGGAAGAAAGTGTTCGTTCACCTGCTGGTTGCAGTAGAGGAATGCGCTGAACGCTTTGGCCTTAAGGTAACCTTTACCATTGACGGGTTGTCTTCGACCAACCTGTATGATCCAGAATCTATCAAGGAGTTTTTATCATGAACCGCCCCGCATACCTGCAGAAGTGCGTCCTGAAGCTTGCCAAGTGGCAGAACGAGGCTGAAGGAGCCCTTACCCGCAAGGAGGCCCTCAAGGCGCTCAGGAAGTACGCCAAGTGGTCCCTGCGCCTGGCGGAGGCCCAGCGTGTATCTGAGTGACGAGAGTCGGCGACAGCTGCGGCGTGCGAACGTCGTGGCTCGTGGCCACATCCTGGCGGCCAAGTGCGCCAAGACCAGGGAAGAATTGTCAGAGGCTTTATGTAAAGCTTTGTTGACGTATGGCATTTGGGCCTCGGATGCTGTATAGTTGAGACATCAACCAAAGGAGGCAACCCGATGACCACTTTCCTCACCACCGCCCAACGCGAGTTCCTGATCGAAGAGTACAAGGAGCAGCTTGAAGAGTTCGAGCAGCTGGAGGAGTACGGCTACTTCCTGGACGAGCTTCGCACCTACAACAACGTGGACTTCCTGAACGAGTGCGTCGAGTTCATGCCCATCTACGGCGAGCCCGCTGGCCGCAAGATCCTCGCCAAGGTCAAGGCTGAAAAAGAAGTCACACTGGGCGACTATCTTTCCTGAGGGCTTCGGCCCTCTCTGTGCTACAATTAACCCATCAACCAAAGGAGGAATCCACCATGACCAACTACACCGTTCACTCCCGCACCCGCTACGGCGTCTACCGCTTCGTTGAGGCCTGCTCCACTCGCAAGGAGGCTCAGAGGGCCGCTACCCGAGAGGTTCTCAAGGGTTTCATGGCCAACGTCTGGATCCGCTTCCAGGACAACGAGAAGGTCTACGAGTGGGATCATGAGCACGAGACCATGCAAGACGCCATGGGTCACCTCGAGGCTCTTGTCTGATTCTGTGCTACAATTAACCCATCAACCAAAGGAGGAATCCATGACCATCTACCTTCCCGACGTCCACTACGCCAAGCAAGAACTGGCCCGCCTGCACTCCATCCGCGCCAGTATCGCCCGCAATATCGTGGCCTGCAAGACCGACTACGTCAGCCACAAGAGCGCCGAGACCTGGGTCAAGATTTACCAGGAGCGCCTCAGGGAGAACGTTCTCCCCGCTATTAAGGAATGTGAACAGTACATTGCATCCCAGGCCTGAGGGCCTATACTACAGACATCAACCAAAGGAGGAATCCATGACCTACATCACCAGCCCCGCTCAAGCCGAAAAAGAACTGGTCCGCCTTCGCGACATCGAGGCCGAACTTTGTGCTCATATCATCGAGCTTAAGGATGACACCAGCTATCTGGCTAGCGCCATGAGCGCCACCTGCGCCGACCGTCTCCGCTACGAGGTCCGCCCCGCCATCAAGGAGTGCCTCGACATGATCCGCAAGTACGCCTGAGGGTGTGCTACAATTTTCACAACACCAAAGGAGGAACCCATGATCAACACCCCCGAGAACATCCGCACCATCCTCGAAGCTGCCAAGAGCACCTTCGTTTCCATCACCTTCACCAAGGCCAACGGTGAGGAGCGTCAGCTCACCACCAACCCCAAGCAGATCGGGGAGGTTCTTGGAACTGGTACGAAATGCAACGACCCGGCGGTTTTCCGGATCGTCGACGTTAAATTGAACCAGTGGAGGAGTTTCCGCGCAGAGCGAGTCACCTCCATCAAGGCCAATGGCACCACCACCACATTCACTCAAGAGGCTTGATCAATGTTTGACCCAGCAGCTCAAAAGAAATTTGATGACCAGCGCTACGAGCGGCTCAAGGAAGTCATCTCGGAGTACCTTGACGACGATGGTGGTACTACCGCCAAACTGCTTCACGACCTGGAGCGGGCAGCCCTGGAGAACTCCCAGTACTTTGTTTCCAGGGTCGACGAGTACACTCACCTAAGGGATTTCTTCTCATGATCAGATTCACCGACGAACGCACCTTCCGCCGCACCCCTGGAGTCCACTTCGCTGACATCGGCGTTCCGGGCTCCAATGGCCTTGACCTGGTAGAGCACTCAGGACCCTCTGTGAGCCCTCCTGACGTGGCTGGACGCCCTTCTTGGTATGTCCACAAGTATCAGGTCGACAACAACCGTGTGATCCATGGACAGCGCCTGTTCGAGCTGTTCAACCCCAGGTGGGTCGACAAGCATTGGTTCGTCTTCTTGACCGAGGACTCGGGCGCCCTGCAGATCCCTGTGGGATGCTTTCACCGGTCTTACAGCGGCAAGGAGGGTAGCCTTCTGCTCAATCACGCCGTCCGGGCTGATGAGTACGACGAGAACACGGAATTCATTCCCTGTCACTGTCCCTTGGCCGATGAGCACAATCCCAATTATCACGGCATTGACTTCCATAATGCTGTCCACTTCATCGAGTACGGGGAGCTGCTCCCATGAGTGTCACGTACGCCGCACAGTACAGAGACGGCACCATTGTTGAAGACCTAAGCTTCGAGGAGGGTGAAGAACGCTTTGAAGAAGCCTTCAATACCGACAATCCCTGCACCGTCTATCCCTGGCCTGTTCCTTCCTACAATCCGCCATGAGACTCTCGGCACGACGACAAAAGAGTATCAGCGTCTATATCGGCGTGGCCGGCTACCTGGCAATGGTAATCACCGGCGACTTCATGATCGGCGTCTGGTCTAAACTGCTCGCAGAAGTGCTGCGCATCGCTTTCTACCGAGAGACCAAAGCCCCTGACATGGCAGCGCTTTCGCTGTTCTTTATCTGCGCATCACTGATCACCTTAGTTAAGGAGTTTTTCTTTTGATCCACTTCATCGCCCTCTACGGTAGCGCAGCACTAATTGCCGTGCTCTTCGTGGGGATTGTATCTGGCCTGTCCGGTCTGTCCAAATGAACCACCACGCCCCCCTTGTCGCCTCTGTCCTACTGTTTGCCGCGGTCAGCATTGTTGACTACGGCCAGCGACGCAGAGATTACGAAGTGTGTCAAGAGGTCACCAGAGAGGTTAACCTGCATGTAAGGGCCGGGCTGCTGACCCAAGCTGAAGCTGATCGGATCAGCCAACGTTGTTTCACTGAATTCGTCCAATGAGCTACACACCAAAACAAGAAGCCAGAGACCTGGTAGAGTACGCCGACAACCTCGCCGAGTTGACGCTCGGGAACATGGAAGGCGAGGAATGCGTGGAGATGGTTCGCGAGTTCTGCGCCGTGATGGCCGACTGGCAGCCACACATCAGACAGAACGTTGACGATCCAGTTGCGCTCGGCCTGCACTGCCTCGCAGTTGCCCAGGTCTTCAGGCTTGCATTCGTCAAGGGCTACACCAGTACGTCTAAGCGCATCGACGCTCAGAACGCCATCAAGAAAGCCCTAGGAGACCTCTGATGACTGCAATTCAATTCCTTCGCCGCACCTGCGGCAAGTGGACCTCTGAGCGCCGCTACCTGTTCGCTCCGAAGTTCAAGCCCGTCAACATGACCACCAACTTCGAGTTCGCCGAGCTTGAGTTGGGAAACAACTTTCTCGTGAGTTGGACTGGTCAGACCACCGGTGAGATGCAGCTGACCCTGGAAGGGGACACACTGCACCGCAGTCGCGACTACTTCGGCGACGGAGCCAACAGCTCCCAGGTTCAGGTGGTCGACCAGGATTGTATCGTCCTCCGCACCCAATACGATGGCACCCGCTTTCGTGAAGAAGTGCGACTGATTGAGGAGGACATGTTCCGGCTACGCCAAACCGTTGGCTATAGTCTGGAGACAGGTCAGCTGGTTCTGGCTGGCCAGTACTTTGAATCTCGCGTGTGAGGACACTTGACAATGACCCAGCCCAATCGCTACACTGTTCAGTATCGCAACCAAGACGGCGTCAAGATTGAACTCTGTGTCAAAGCAGAGCACGTCACTGAAGCCATCGAAGTTGCCCGGAATGAGGTACCAGCTCTCAAGCTTTACCCAGGCCGAATCTTTTCTGTTATCGGAGGATGCAATCTATGACCAAAATCGCAATCGCCGGAGGCAACGACAACCACTGCCTGGCCGCGGCCTTCGAGGCTGAAGGTGCGGTTAACTTCGGAGAGGTCTTCGAGAAGTACGGCATCGTGCTGCTCATGCAGGACACCTCTGAAGATGAGTTGGCCGACCTGGATGGCGAACTGCCCACCGACACCCATCTCGTTCGTTACAGGACCCCTGAGGGGGCTGTAGGATGCGATGCAGTGCGTTCCTACAAGGCCAGTGACATCTTCGATGCCTATCACGACGCTGCTCTGACTGTTCTTGAAATCAGGTCAGGGTGGGGACGTATCAAGCCCAAACTGTTCACCGACGCCAAGAAACAATGAACAAGCTCGAAATCCACTCCGACTACGGCGAGATCAAGCTGGGCCCCCTGCGGGTCCACTGGTACAACGCCGACAGCACCGATGCCACCGACTGGGGATTTTTTCTTCTCGGCTGGAAGGACTACAACCTTGAGTTCGGCCAGATCGACCAGGAGCGCCCAGGTATCTACCTGACCCGCTACGTCAACAGTGACGTGGAGCAATTACGAACCTTTGTAACGATGTGACCTCAGTAGCCTCCACCGCCAACGGTCTCGACTACTATGTGATTATCGGGGACAGACGAGCCTTCGTCAGTTCCTACCACGAAGCCCAACTACAACAACTCAACAAGGAGGACCGCCAATCGTGAAAAACATCTTCGAGTACGCCGCCCGCACAGCCCTCACGGGCTTAGCCATCTTCGGCTTCGCCTCAGCTGCCTTTGCGCACCATGCACCGCAACAACCGTTTATTGAGGAAGAGTCCCTTGCGTTGTTGAATGTGGTCAGAGCCACTGGCCACAGGGTTTATCTTGATCAGGGTCCATGTTTGACAGAGAAAGGCTTGATGGGCTTTGCTACGAGTACGGGAGCGCTGGTGATCTGCACTAAGGCCCATGGTGATGATATGGACGAGTTGGCCGATACGATTCGGCACGAGGCTTTCCACCTGGCACAATTCTGCAAAGGCCGTAAAGCAGGAACACCTGATGGCAGGGGTCTGACGATTCTCCCTGAACTGGAGGATCAGAACATCGAGATAGCCCAGGAGGTTCTGCATTGGCACATTCTGGGATATGAACCAGGGAAGTGGGCAACGGAAGCCGAGGCCCGTGTTGTTGCTCATGCGCTGGAAGAGGAACAGATTGCGGCTATCTTGGTCGACGAGTGTGGGGTCAAGTGATGGGAACTTTTATTTTCTGGTTGGGGGTCTTCCTGCTGCTTGGATGGATGTGGAAGGTCAGTGAATGATTCGGCAAGTCCTCTCCTTCGGGAGGGGATTTTTTTTTATTCCGTTAGCGGCTGTTTTAGGGAATGGATTAGGAGCAATTAACGGGACATGATGGACGGAATGCGACAATCCACGTAAAGTGCGACAATCCATGGTAGTCCATCAAGTGTCGCGTTTTGCGACAGTTCATGGTAAAAAGTGCGACTATTCATGGATGACATCTATATATAATATATATAATATATATAATACACCCCTAAGGCTTAAAAGCGTCATGAAGTGTCGTTTTTAGGGTTAGTAGGGGTATGACACCTAAGGGATGGTTGAGGGGCCTTGTAGGGGCTTCTAGAGGCCTTAGAATGGCCCTTGGGTTTTGGGATGAAGTGGAGGGTTCGCCTAGTATATATATGCCCCGTTAGCGTGGGTCGGTGAGATTGTAATAGTAGTGGTCGGGGGAGGGCGCCCGTTACGTTCCTTAACACAAAATTGATACACATCTACACAGTACAAATACCTATACCCTATGTTTGTCCGATCAGCATTGTGAATGTTACGTTTTATAGCTTGACAGTACAAAATTACTAGCCAAACGTCGGGGCGTGCGCGGCCACGATCACGAGTACAAATACCTAGGCGGGCTGGACGGTGGAAAAAGTGGCCAGTGTAAAGAAATTTTAAGACCTGGAGTAAAGCGCAAAAGCATCGCCTGATCGTGAACAATGCGGCGGACGCCGCTCACGGTCACGCTTGCCCTACGTGCTACAATTAACTCATCCAACACAGGAGACCATCCCATGACCATGACCATCCAGCAGCAGATCGACCGCAACCGCGAGATCATCCGCAGCCTGCCTACCTACGCTAACTTCGCGTTAGTCTGGCAGCCCGAGATCCGCGAGCGTTGCATGCGGATTGTCTATCAGTCCTACGACACGGGCATCCACGTCCAAGGAATCGAGACGGTGTGACCGTGAACAATGCGGCGGACGCCGCTCACGGTCACGCTTGCCCTACGTGCTACAATTAA